GAAAAGCTTACTGCAAAAGATATAATTAGGGAAGGAACTAATAATTTTAAAGTTGAGGTAGAGACAAGTATAGGGAAAATTATACGGAGTAAGGGTAAAAATAGTTTTGTAGATAAAGAAGGGGCTAAAAGGTCTATTAGAGATTTAAGTGTTTTGAATACATTAAGGAAAATAGCTCCTTTTATTTTTCTCACTCCAGAGACCTCTCAATTCATTGACCTTACAGAAGCTAAACGGAAGGAGTTGTTATCTTCTCTTATTGAAGAGATAAAGATTTTCAAACATGATTGTTATGCAAAAGCTAGGGAAATTAAAGCTCATATTGATGAAAAAATTGTTTACTTAGATTCAAAAATAGAGGTTCTCTCTGCCCAGAAAATGGAAGTAGAGGATAACTTACAATCTACTACCGCTTTACTTGAGAAAGAAACTGAGAAGTTAAAGAAAGCAGAAGCGCTTAAGAAAGTCGGTAGGCCTATGACTGAAAAAGAATATTATAAGACAAAAAAGCGAATTGCTTCTTTGAAGGCCAAGTGTAAGGAATTAGAAAATAAATTGAGGGCTACCGAGTTAAAGGAGAAATCAATCACATCTAAACTGGAATCTATAACCTCTTATACAGTTGAAATCGAACTAGAGAAAAATAAAATAGCTGGGTTTGAAGCCAGCATAAGGGATAAGGAAAATCTACTCTCTGGAGCTTACGCCAAATGCCCAAATTGTTTAGAAGAATTAGTATGTGCTAACTGTTCTGAAAAAATAGTAGCTGACAAAGCATTACTTAACAAAACAAAAAAAGAAATTGTCTCGCTCAATGGTCTGCTTAAGGCCAGTAGAAAAAAAGTAGAAAACTTAGAAAAAGTCTGGAGAAAGGAAAAAGCTAAGGCAAGTAAGTTAGATAAAGTTCTTAATTCTTTGAGGGAAACTAGGGACTCGTTGGAAGAAAAACTGAAAACCTTACAGATTTCTATTCCAGAGTTAGAAACTGCTGTTGAGGAATATGAGAAGTGGCAGCGTGCTGTCGAATACTTGGAGAAGTTTTCTAACAAGTCTCTTGTTAAAAGTTTGCGAGAAAAAGTAAAGGTCCTAAAGAAAAAAGATAAGAAGTTAAAGACTGAACTGGAAAGAATCAAGCGACAAAGACGGATTCTCCACAACCTGAGTAAGGATTTCAACCTTCTCACATCCATCTACTCTACTTCCCTTCCAGAGTTGTACTACCGTGAGTTCCTTCAGAAGTTCTCTAAGTGTGTGAATATGTTTGCGAATTACTTAGGTGGGATGAGTATTATTTTTCAAGATATTGGCGACAAACTTTTGACCTTCATTGACGGGCGGGAGTATAGAAAGGCTTCTACTGGAGAGAAACAAAGGGCTAAGATAGCTACTACGTTAGGCTTTTCTGTTCTATATACACACGCAGATACAATTGTATTTGATGAGGTTTTTGATTTGGGTCTTGATGAAGATGGAATCAGTGCCTTGTGTGTGATTTTACAGTCTGTTCTTAAAAATATCTTTTCCAAAATAATTATAATCACGCACAACAAACGTCTGTTGGAAGAGCTTCAGTATGATAACTTGTTCTTAATTGAAAAAGATGAAAACTCCAAAACATCTACTTTAATCACACCTTAGCTTAAATTGAAGGTGGAAAAAATGTTAAGAGACCCGTACCTTTCTTTTAGGGAGTATTTGTCGCCTTCAGAATATAATGAAGAGGTGTATAAACTTTTGAAATCCATCGAAGAAAAAGTGGATAAAGAATTAAATGAGAAGAAAAGATTTGAATATACATTTAAACTTCCTGGAGTTTTCTTTAAATATCCACCATTTGTATTGGTGTCAGAAGAACAACTAAAAAAGCAGATTCCACCGCATAAAAGGCGTATAGTTGCAGAATTTAAAACTTATTCCTACGAAATATATTTTAGTAAGCCCTCATTATTACTCCCTAAAAACATAAAACATATGGTGGCTATGTGGAGCCTTCCCCACTACCCTGGAGTGAAAGTGGTGGGGAAGGATAAAACACAAGTTAAGATAAAGGTAAAAAAGAGCATCTTTCCTTCCAGAAAGATAAGGGAACAGGTGGTAAGATATGTTAAGGAAAAAAATGTATTTTACGCTATCTACAAAAACAGAAGATTTCCATTCATTCCAATATTTCATGTAGAAGAATCTAAATACGAATATGTTTTCTCATACCATCGGAATTTTTTTAAGGGATATGCTGAAGGTTACGGGGATTTGTTTTTTAAAACAGGAAAAAATTATGTTTTTGACTACTTGCTTTTGCTACTCAAAGGTGACCCTACTAAGAAGATAACAAAAAAAGTTCTACATACTTTTTCATTGTCAATAAGTACATCTCCCTTCTTTCGAGATAGACAAAATTTACTAATAAAAAAATTTTTAAATTTTCTAAAGAATGTTGGTTGACAACAAATCACCTATATATTATATATACTTCATACACACATTATGAATAGGAGGACGTGGTGAAGGATACTAGTATGGAGCTTTTAGAGGAGCTGAAAGAATTAGGATGTAAGTGCGAACTGTTAAGGAAGTATCTTAACTCTTATAGGATTTTTACGTATGTGTGTAAGGTGGAGGGTGACTTAGTGATTGTGAATACTCCTCATTTATACTGGAGGGAAAAGTTGCCTCGTCCTGTTTATTACTCTCGTTGCTTCAATGAGCTTTTAGAAGAAGGGGAGTTTGAACTTTTAGCTGATTGTGCTTATGAAATGAGGCTTAGAAGGTTTAAGAAGCTGGAAACAGAGAGGGAGGTAATTATTTATGGCTATTAAATTTGAAGAGAAGTATCTTAATTTGTTGAAGTCGTCAGTGCGTGAGATTTTAAATGTGAAGGATGATTCTCTCGGAAGCTTGGTCCAGTCCCTATCTTCCATCCCAGATAAGCTTGTCTCTTGGAATGCGATGCGAATAAAAATAAAAAGGCTACGTATGAAAAAAGAGAAAGAGTTAGACGAGCTGATAGCTAGTTTAATTTCACGATATAAGTCCATAGCTACGTCTGCTACTCAAGTTAATAATTTTGCACGGTATGAGATATATAAGAGTCCGAAAGTTAAAAAGCTAAGGTCGGAGATAATAGATTTGAGTTCCCTGGAGAACCTTATGGAGAAAATAGGAAAGCTGGGGGAAAAGAAATTAGAAGTGTACTTGGCTTTAATTAAGATTGATAAGGATTTGTTGATTAAGAAATATACAAAGAAAGAGGCTACGATAGTCTATAAGACCTTAGAGGAGTTACTAGATAATGCTGATTGGAAGTAAGTCGAAAAAAGCTCAGACGAGCGGAAAGCTAAAGTTAATTTTAAAGAAATTGGTAGATAGAGGCTTTATTCCCTGTCTTAGAATTTTAAATACATTAGATTTCGGTATCTGTCCTATCTGTTCATATATGGCCTTGGAGTTAAAAGAGAAAGTTCCGATAAAAACAATGTATTGGATATTTGGTAAGAAAGAAGGACAAAGACCAAAAATATATTTTTTGGATTATCAGACGGCATATCTAATTAGTAAGTATGACTATACAGTATCTCCGAGAGATTACTCAGTTTTGACGATAGACCCAATAAATGAAAAGGTAATTGTTGAAGATGAGTATTCTGAATACACGCAATCAATTTCCTTTCCCCAGAAAGATGGTATTGTAAAAGGAATGTGTCTTCCAGAGTATTCAGAGTTTATCTCTCAAGCTGACTTTAGAAAGATACTTGTTGTAAAGCATAACAATACTATAGTTCAGATTAGTCCTGTGCATCCAATTTCTGGAGAGGAAGATATAAAAAGGTTGGGAGATGTTCCGCTGGAATTGTTAAGGCAAGCACTAAAAACAAAGGATGCTTAGTTATGTTTTTAGGTAAACTCTTATGTGCATTAGGAATACACAGACCACTTACAGGACATACGTCTTATTTTGTCGATGTGGTCTCAGGAAAGACAGTGTATAAAGCTGTATGTCCTTGCGGGAAGGAGTTTATGGTAGATTCCTTGGGGCCTTTTGGGGGCTTTAAGGTAGAAATTTTAAAACAAGGAAGGAGGTTGTTATGAAAAAAAGAAAACTCAAATATGCTAGCCTATTAGAAAACAAAGAATCATTTAGAATGAATTTAGGCACTAAAACCTTTAAAAAACTCTACACACAATCCCCTAATGAAGTTAAAAGAGATATTTCAAACTCAAGAAAGGCGAAATTCAAAAGCACAAAGAATGTAGGTAAGGTAGAGAAGGTAAAGAAAAAAGTTTTAGAAGAAACAACTTTACTCCTCTCTTCCAGAAAATCAAAGGGGAATAAATAAGGTTGGAGGGGTGGAATGTTGATGGCTCGGGGTAAATGGATTGATAAAAAAGGAAGGGTCTATAATTTATCCGATATTTCAACCTCTTATTTACAAAACATCGTGAGGTTTCTTAAAAGGCAGTATGAACGGAAGGAGTTATCTGGTAGCTGGGATAAAAAGACATTGTTAGAAAAAATAGAAGAGGTTGAAGAGGAACTATTAAAAAGAGGAGCGTTTTAATATGAATACAAATGAAGCAAGAGCAAAGTTTGTGTATGAGGCTGCAAGGTTACATGCAGAGTGTTTAGGTTGTCCTGTAGTTCCTGCTCCCTGGGAAGATAGAGAACCTGAGTTTAAGGAACAATTTGTTGAGTTAATAACTGATTTATGTTCGGGGAAAAGGAAATTTCAGGACTTTAAAGAAGCACACGATTCATGGATGTCAAAGTATTTTGAAATGGGTTGGAAGTATGGTCCAGTTTACGACCCATCTAAAAAGATTCACCCAGACCTTGTTCCTTACGAGGAGTTAGACCCAAAAGAAAAGGTGAAGGATGAAGTCTTTTTAAGATTGGTAGATATAGCTAAAGATTGTATGTGGTAAGTGAAGGAGGTGTAGGATGGAATGTTTTGTTCCAGGGTATTGGATAAACGCACGGGGACAGGTTCTTCCTGTCTCCAGTATTCCAAACGATTACTTGCAAAACATAATAAGATTTTTACAAAGGTGGTATGCTGAAGAGGAGGATATGTTAGTAAGGATAGCTATACGTAACAAGATTGATGAATTAGAGGATGAGCTTATTTGTAGAGATAATTGACAGAAGGAGGTAGAGGATGAAAAAATTTAAACCAATCTTCTTAGAAAACTATACGGTGGATGATGCTTGGTTTGACATATTGAATGCTATTTATACTTATGGTAAAAAATACGAGATAACGTCAGGTTCTTACAAAGGTGAGGCAAGGTATTCGTTGGATTACATTGCGGGCTATATTCACAATCCTCACGAACCTAAGTGTCCCTATGTTCCCCCAAACTTTGGACTTCCAGCACCTACATCTGAAGAGGAGATTGAAGAATATTTTTTAAACTATCTTTTGAACGGAGTCACTGCGGAAAATGAACACTACAAATATGGGACGTTTCTAGTCGGTGGAGAACTTAGAATGCCCCCTATCCATCACACAATTACAAAGTTTTATACGTCTCAGGAAAAGAAGCTACTGTCTTTATTAGGAAGAGGAATTGCAGTTCCGAATATGATTGAGTGGGTCATACATCATTTTAAAGAGCACGGGTATGGAAACGAGCATTGCTACATTAACGTTGGTTATCCAGAATTAAATCTGGGATATGAAGTCCCATATAAAGACGAAACAGAGAGGCTTACAAGTCCATGTCTTAGGGGTATTGGGTTTAAAGTTATAGAAGACGATAACGGTAACTTTTATCTCCAGACAGATGTTGTATTCCGTTCCTGGGATGCTGTTGGCGGATGGCCTACAAATATCGGTGGAATAGCCCTACTCAATCAGTACGTCGCAACTTTTCTTCCCAGAGTGAATCCTGGTCCAATAGCTTACTCATCTAAAGGTATTCATGCTTATTCATTCCATAAAGACTATATGGAAATTAGACTAAATAAGAAACGGGAGTAAAACAATGAAGTTACATTTACGAACTATAACTTCTCTACCCCCACACAGAAGTTCAAAAGATACTTGGGAAATCTTTGAAAAAGATATTTTTACTGTAAGGTTGACATCTACGGATGATATACCTGCAGGTAAATGTGTGAGGGTGAGCTCTTATATCTGGAGGAAGAAGAGGGTTATATTTTATTTAGTGGATTTTCAACCTGACAAATTGAAGGCTGTTCTCTTTCACCTTCATGGAGGTACAACAACTTTAAAAAAGGGAGAACCTATTTTAGAGATAGAGGAGTAAACCATGCAAAATATGTCAATGGAAGTTAAAAATATTATAAAGCTTAGCGCTGAACAGAAGGGAAGATTTCAAGAACAGATGGTTTGTAAAAGGTGTGAGAAAGCAATTAAAAATATGGAGGAAGATTGGTATATTGTATCGGCCCTACTTAAAGGCAGCAATCCTTTAATAACTGTCTTTTTTCTATGCAAAGATTGTTATGATAAAATAAATATGAAAGTGGAGGTGTAAAATGGTAAAACAAACAGAGAGGACTATAAAGGTAGGTCTTAGGAAACCAGTAATTATAGCTATCAAAACCCATTCAGATTTTGCGAGAGTAGAAATGCATGGCGATTGGATTGATTTAAGTTTTTGTGGAATACATCCAGCAAGCAAAGATTCTATACTTCATGGAAAAGATTACGAGGTACACGGCAACGAGTATAGTTTTAAGAAAGGGACTGGATGCGTTTTGAATTTAGGTGTCTCTATAGCTCTCCCTGAACCTTACGAAGCTCATCTCCTTCCCAGAAGTTCGTTATTTCTTAAACATGGGATTTTAGTAGGAAATTCTATGGGTGTGATTGATAATGATTTTAGAGGTGACGAGGACATTTGGGGATTGGTAGCATATTTTACACGGGGGACTACGTTGAGGCTGGGACAGAGAATAGCACAATTTAGAGTGGTAGAACGTATGTGCTATAAATATGAAATTATTTTTACAGAAAAGGAGACAGAGACAGTTTCCAGAGGTGGCTTTGGTCATACTGGAGCATAAGGGGGTACGTATGCCATTTAAGTATAATCCGTTTTTAGGGAATTTGAGTTGGTGGGAATGTGCACAAGTTCCTGTCCGCACTGACCCACACTTGTTTCCTCATTCTGTCGATGGGTCTATGGAACTTATTGAAGTATTTAATAATGCTAAAGATATTTATGAAAAGTTTACTTGGACTCACTCCGAATGGGTAGATGTAGTGTTAGATACCGTGTGGCCAAATACAGTTTTAATTAAATTTAATGGGGTTTTAGGTGGTGTTTCGGGAACGTATTTATTCCCTACTCCCATGAAAAGAGTTTATATTCTGGCTTTATACTATATCCACAATACTCCATACGAATTTAGGGTGGAAGTTACAAATGCAACTGATAGATACTCTTTAAGGAAGTTATGCCCAGAAGGAGTATTGCAAATATTTTCTACTATTGGCGGAACTGAATCGGTACTTCAAGAAGTTACTTTTCCAAATAGTATTGGGTATAAGTTATGTTCACTTTATGCGGGAAGAGTTCCAAGGATAAAGCAGTCTGTTTCGTTGAAGTCGGAGAGTGCAGGTCCTATATGCTTAAATACATCAGATAGTGCACTTCAATATTTTACTGGTTGTGATGTATTTTTCCATCCCAGGGAAGCAGGGAATGACTTAGAGGTAAGAATTATACCGCCTCTAATTATTAGAGGTACGCCAGCTTAGTAGGGGGTTTTTATGGATAGTCAAGACATACAGAAAGAAAGGTTATGTGTTTTAGGTCCTATGGCCTACTTGAAAGACTTTGATGACGCAAGACGTTGTAATGACGATGATGGAATTCCAGTAGAGTGGGTAAGAGTAGAAGGTATCGCCGTTTCCGATAGCTTTACTGTGGGACCGTCGGCATACATATCTATTATTGAGGAAATTGCTAAGTAAGTTAAAAAGTAGGAAGGAGGTTATGAATGGAGACAGTTAAACAAAAAGTATATGAAAAACTCTATTTGAATCCTGGAGAGACAATAACAGAATGTCATAAGAGGATAGCTACTTATTTGGGGAATATTGATGAGGAAAGGAGAATATACTTTGAAATGCTTGAAGGCGATGTCTTTAGACTGAATACACCAGCTATGATGAATGCTGGAGACCCAGGAAAGTGTTTATGTGCGTGCTTTATAACAGGTCTTGAAGATTCTATGGATTCCATAACTGAAATGTGGCGTACAGTTGCGACTATATATAAAGATGGTGGTGGCGCAGGAATTCCAATAACTCGTTTAAGAGAAAGAAACGCTCCTATCTCCAGCGGTGGAAGGGCATCAGGACCTTTATCGTATCTAAGAGTCGTTCAGGAAATTGCTGAACAAGTCAAGTCTGGAGGAAAAAGTAGGAGGGCAGCCAATCTGATATCAGCGATGTTTAATCATCCTGATTGTAAGGATATTATTTTAGCTAAAGATAATACAGGAAGTAAGTTTACTTCCATGAATATATCAGTTTGTGTAACAGATGCATTTATGGACGCAGTATTAGGTGATGGGGATGCGCAAATACCGTATCAATCTCCAATAGGAGAGAGGTCTGCGTATGCAGGAAAGACATTTGATGGTAAAGAACTATGGAAGATAATTCTTAGCAAGGCATGGGAATGTGGAGACCCAGGTTTATTATTTTATGATAGAATGAATATAGATAATCCTGACCCAGCTTATGGTGATATTATTTCAACCAACCCGTGCGTAACTGCTGACTCCAGATTGCTAACTGTATGGGGGTATAAGCGGATAATAGACTTATATCGTTCGGGGAAAGATTTAGTTGTGGTTCAGGATATTAGGCAATCTGGGGATGAAGATAAAAAGTACTTTAAGGCTGTTCCTGTATTTATGACTTCAAAAGAGGCAGATGTTTGGTTGGTGAGGACTAAAGCTGGATATGAACTAAAAGCCACAAGATGGCATGATTTTTACACAAATAAAGGTAAAATAAAGTTAGCTGATATGAATGTCGGCGACAAAGTGTGGATTTATAGCGGAGGCATTGACCTTCCAGAAGGGACTGATGAGGACTATGCTAAGGGATTTATCTTAGGCTTTTTCATCGCTGATGGTTATATGAATGACTCAAAGGCAGGTTTTTGTATTCGTACCAAATCTGAAAAGATATTGTTAGAACAACTTTTATTGTCTTATATACGTAAATATATTGATGAGAATGCCAAATGGGTTGAAAAAGAGGATTCTAAAAAGGGAGTTGTTAAGAAGATTCTTGCGTCTGAGAAACTTAAGGAGTTTGTAGAGAGTTGTGGTGTTTTTGAAGAAACAAGATACTCTATTCCAGAAGTTGTCTGGTCTGGAACGAAACGAATGGTAGCTGCCTTTATAGTGGGATACTTCGCAGGAAAAGGGACTGTAAGTAAAGAAAAGCAATCTCTTTGTTTACAGATTTTTTCTCCACATGAGAGTTTTTTGAAAGATTTGCAAGTCTTGCTTACTTACTTTGGTATATTTAGTAGAAGATGTGCAAGGAAAAAGATAGTAAAACCAGTTCTTAACGGTGTAATAGAAAAGACAACTCATGTACTAAAAATAGAAGATGATATTGATATTAACAATTTTCTCGAGAACATAGGTGTTCCTTATTCACGTTATTATGATGAGATTACAGAATACTTGGATGGGCTTCCAACTGTAACAAATGAGCGAGAGGATACAGTGGTAGCCATAGAGTATGTGGGAAGAGAGCCTGTATTTGATACAACTGAGTTTGTAAATCATGCTTTAGTATTTAATGGCATTTGTACGGGGAACTGTGGCGAGGTCTCAGGCCCAGACTGGTTTGTTTGTAATTTAGGTCATATTAACTTAGTGAAGGTGTTGACTGAAGATTACGAAATAAACTGGAAGTTATTTGATTATTATATAAAGTATGGTGTGTTAGCTTTAAATAGGATTTTACAGAAGACTGCATATCCGCATAAGAATTTTAAATATTTAATGGAAGGCCTAGCTCCTATTGGATTGGGATTGATAGGCTACGCAGACGTTCTAATTCTCAAGGAAATTCCTTATGATTCAGATGAAGCAATAGAATTGTTTAGAAAAATATGTAGCTTCCTAACTTATAGGGCATATCATTACTCTATGTATTTTGCCCAGGAGAAAGATTATAGCAACAATCCACTATTAAAACCGCTTAAGTTCTCTTCCAGGCATAACATGGAAGATATTCTAGGGCGACTATACTACTCAAAGATAGAGGAGTTTAAGGAAATTGTTGGCGATACTTATTACGACTGGAAGAAAGGAATAGCAAATAGTTTAGTTACTTGTATTGCGCCTACTGGTTCTACTGCACTTTCATGTGGTGCTTCTTACTCTTTTGTTCCTCATTTTTCTTTGTGCTGGAAGAAACACACTTCTAGTGGAGATACATGGACTGTTTACCCAGAGCCCTTGAAGATTATTTGTGAGAGGTATGGTGTTGACTTCAACGAGAAACTTCTTGAAAAGATTTATAACAATAAAGGTAGGGCTGATGGTTTAAAAGAGTTTCCGAGAAAAGTGCAAAATGTGTTAAAAACTGAATTGGAATTAGATTGGAAGAGAAAAATGGAAATGCACGCAGTAGGTCAAGACAATATATGCATGGGAATATCCTATACCTACAATCTCCCTAATGACGCTACTCCGAAAGATGTGGAAGAGATATTTGTTGCAGCTTATCACCATAAATTAAAAGGTGTGACTGTATTTAGAGATGGATGTTTAAACATGGCTCCAGTTGATTTTGGTAAAGATACAGAAAAGGAAGAGAAGAAAGATAAGATAAGGCCTTTTATTAGGACAGGACTTCAATTAGAGGTTAAGACTCCTCGGGGTAATTTATACCTTAGAGGAAACCACTGGGATGGAGAACTTAAAGAAATTTTCCTTGACCTTACACCCTTGGATACATTCTCTTCAATTGCCTTGCGAACTTTGGGAAGAATAGTATCAAAAGTGCTGCAAAAGGATAGAGTTACTATCCAGGATATAATAAAAGTTCTGGATACTTGTGGTGGGGACAGATTCTTTCTCTATCTCCCAGACAAAAACAAAAGCGTTTCCGTGAATGATGTCTTCGGTGCTATCGGATATCTGTTAGAAAACTACTTACTAGAAGCCAAAGAACTTAAGGAAACTGACAGTACTGGTGAGGATGAAGAGATAGATAAAAGCTCCCTCCAAGTTTGCCCTGCTTGTGGTGAAAAAACCTTCCGTGTAGGCTATGGTTCCTGTAGAAGTGGCACATGCTTAAACCCAGACTGCGGATATTCGGCATGTAATTAGTAAAATATCAGACCAACTTATATGTTGGTCTGATATACATATAAAATGGTTGACAAGATGGAGTTTTGTGTATATCTTGCACACAAAAAGCAGGGAGGAGATTTACTATGAACGAGAAAAAATCTGTAGTTATCAACGTAGTGCTTCCAGCGGAATTGAAGGAAGCACTGGACCGTATTCAAGAAAACTTTTGTAGGAATAGGAGTGATTTGATTAGGGAGGGGATTGTTCAAGTTATAGATAGGTATTCTAAGCTTGAACCTCCAATTAAGGTTTTACAACCAGAAGAAGAATCAAAGGAGGGGAAAAATGAGTAAGATTATAGGAGCGAAGTTGGTTACTAAGGAGTTGGTAGTAGGTAAGTTACACGAGTCTGGTGGCATAGACAATCCGTTATTGATTGTTCCTGTAGCGAAACAAAATAGTGTAACATTACAATTAGCGCCTTACTTACCGCCTTTATTTCAGACGGATGCATCTCCTGCAGTGAGAGCCGACGATATAATGATTACATTTGAGATTCCCGAGGAAATACAAAAAGGATATATTGAAGCGATTACAGGAATTTCAATTGTAAGTAACGTAGATTCACGTAAGGTTGTTAAAGATATTATGTCTGGAAAGCATAAAAAGAGGATGTAAAGGTGAGTTATACGGTAGTTTTTGGTGTGGACCCTGGAAAGTCAGGAGGCTTGGCTATACTAGCCAGAGAAGATTCTGGCTTTCCAGAAGTTGTTGATGTTTTCGGTTTAAAACCATCCGATGATATGGTTGACTTAATTAATAAGTTAAAAAGATTGATTTTATACACTAAAACAAAGTATAGGGTAAGGCCTGTTTGTTTCTTTGAGAAAGGCCAAGCATACTCTGGTCAGGGCGTTGTTTCTATGTTTAATTATGGTTTTACCAATGGATGCTACTTTGCACCTTTCATAATATTTGACATTCCAGTTATTAATGTCACTCCGAAAGAGTGGCAGAAGTATCACAAAATTACAGTTCCTAGAAAGAAAGCTACTGATAAAACTAAACGTAGAAAATACTTAAAGCAACAATCCCTGTCCAGGGCAAAGAGTTTGTTTCCTCATTTGTCAACCAAAATAAAAAATAATGATGGAATTTCAGATTCTTTGTTAATAGGAATGTATGGTTTAGCAAAACTTTCAGGAGAGATTGGTGATGGGTAAAGTAGATGTAAGAACTATTGTAGGAGAATTAAGAAAAGCTTCAACCTCAGAAGGGAGTCAAGAAAAAGTTTCAACAGGAGTTTTGGGCCTAGACTTGATGTTATATGGCGGATTTTCCTTCGGTAGCATTCATGAATTGTATGGCCTTTCTAAAACGGGAAAATCCTTAATCGGACTACAAGTTATTAGAGAGCTGCATAGAAAGTACGATAATGCGATAGCTGTAATTCTGGATGGAGAAAACGCACATAAGAATTATGCAAGAATGAAAAGTTTAGGTCTTGATTTGGATAGGCTTATAATAGTTCCAAAAAAGACTATCCCAACAATCATCCATTGTTATGAAAAAATACTGGAAATTCTACACAATATAGAGTTTAGATTTAGGCTAGCGAGGATAGATGCTCTGGAGAAGGATGAGAAGAAGAGGGAGCAGAAGAAGAGTGCGTTGAAAGAAGAAGTAGTAGTGGAGAATATTGGACGTAAGATATTGAAAGACTCTCCGCCAATTATCTTTTTTATTGATTCCATTCCTTCCTTCCCAGAACAAATAAAGTTGGTAGAGGACCAAGGAAGGCGGGCCAAAAGATGGCATGAAACGTTGAGGAGACTTACAGGAATACTTGATGAAAAGACAATGATTATTGCTACTAATCATATAATTTATAATCCATCTCAATTCGGTAGCGGTGAGTCTAAAACAACTGGAGTGGCAATAGATTACTATAGAGATGATGGTGTAAAGTTGATGAACTATGGTAAGATAAATAAGAACGGGAAGATAATGGGATATTGGCTTTTGGCTGAAGTGGAAAAGACAAGAGATGGGATAATACATAATAAAACCTTTTTTCCTGTTTACTTCATTAAAAATCCAGTCCATAAGTATGCTGGCGTTTTGCCTTTAGCTTCGCTATTAGGCCTGGCCAAACTAAACAACAAAAGTGCTTGGACGAAGAAGGGTTCTGAATCTGATGTTTTCCCAAATTTTTCTTACAATGGTAAGGTCTATCAGGAAGGGAGATATGATAAGGACTATGTTAACCTAATTGAGAAAGGAGATATAGTAGAAAAGATAAAGGAAGAGTTGTTATGGTAACGCCCGTTGAAGTAAAAATAGTTGGATACAACAAAAATTTACTAGAGGTATTGTTACATCATTATCAAATCCTTAAACCAGACAAGAAGCTTGCATGTAAGGAGCTATTTAATTCTACTGAGTTGAAAATTGAATTATATAGAACTGCGCTACGTTGGAAAAGAACACCTACAAAAAGATACATGCTGGTGCCTGGAGTAGGAACAGATTGTATAGGGTCCGTTTTAGGTGTACTCATAGAAAGTGGAATTTTGACCTACCCATCTCTCTTAATGAATACAAGACGGGCTGCGGAAGATTGGGATGACTTACTTTTGTTAAACATGAGGATGCAGGCATTTCTAGCATATATCCTTCTTAAATGTGTTAAACGAAAGGATGTTGCATATTTTCCAATTATCAACCCAGAGACATTTATGTGCGGTGACATTCTATGCTCTCCTTACATAATGTCGGTTGGTGGTATTCTTGTACCTCCACACGTGTGTATGATGGTGTCGGACTATGCGGTTCTGTCTTCTGACTTTGCTTCTGATACTCTAGTTATTCAAGATATTTCCACGACATCTTTTACAATTCTATCTTCAAAAATAGAAGAAACGATAACTTACCCAGTCCACGACCATTTAGGAAGGCCGTTACACGGAATCCTATTCAGACCCTATCTCTATTCTCCAGATACCCCCGAGTATAAAGCCATGAAAAAAGATTTATTTAAAATATTTAGGGGAATTTTAAAAAATGTAAAAGAAGGGGTTGACAACTAGCTAGTAAACATATATACTATACATAGGTTATGGGTAATTGGGTTAAACAAAAAAATTAAGTCAGGAGGTTTTAGGTATGTGGGAAGGATTGAATGACTTTACTCAAGAGTTAAGTTCTTCTGGGACTTATGTTCCCTGCATCAAAAAGATTTTTGGTTATGATTGTATTCATTGTGAGAAGGCAGCGAAGTTATTTGATGCTGGGAAGGAAAACGAGGGGAGGAAGGCCTACTTCAAAAAACAAGTCTGGAGTTATGCGCTAGTTCTAAATTGTGAGTCTAATGCAAAGTTTAACAAAAAGGTAGTGCTTTTTAATTGGCCTATTCGTGTCTCTAAGTACATTATTGAAAAGGTATCTGAGACCGACCCAGATTTGAGGTGGAGTCCATCTCCCACGCATTTAACAAATGGTGGAGTTGTAGTATTGAAGAAAAAGAAAGGTGAGGATTATCCATCTTATTCTGCGGATTATATTCAGAAGCCAATAGATACCTCAAAGTTTTTCAATCAAAGGATTTTGAGGTATGATATCAGGAATCCTCACGAGCTTCTAACTTTATTGTATCTAAAGAAAGACTTCCCTCTTTTTGTTCCAGCTAACGACATGCAAACCGATAGTACTGTCCGTCTGAAAATATTACCTAATATAGATGGACAAAACAAGATTCCTTTTGTAGTAACTTACGTCCATTATGTTTCAGCGGTCACTCCCTGGGATACAGAGGTGATGAAGAATGGTTTTAAAACTCCATCACTTCAAGGGGAAGACTTTGGTGAGGATAGTTCGGATGAGGACAATTTTGGGTTTGAAGATGACGATGTTCCATTTTAACAATATTATATTTAAGGAGGTTTAGCTATGATACCAGAACTTGATGCAAAGTTTGAAGAATGTGTAAGTCTGTGGCATGAATTCGTAACTTACCACACCCTTTATAAAACAAAAGGGACTAAGGTTAGTGCAAGACAAGCACGAAAGGTAAGTACAAGTCTAGGGAATGCCTTGAAAGAATATCGTAAGATTTCCTTAGAAAACAAAGATGAATAGGAGGTAAAAATATGGCAAAAAGATGTGGAGAGTGTATCTTTTTTAAAGAAGGAGCTTGCCAAGGGGTATCCGAGGACACCAATCCAGACGAGATTGGTTGTAGCGATTTTGTTCCTGCTGAAGAAGCGGACGAAAACGAGGTGAAAATAGAGACTTCACCTGACGTTCCTTCTCCAGAGGTAGATGGGTCAGAGGAAACTTCTGGGCCTGTAGAGCCTGAACCTATCTTAGACCCAGATGAATTAGAGAAACCAGCTAAAAAGAAAGCACCTGCGAAAAAGAAGGCATCTGCGAAGAAAGAAACCACAAAACAAAAACAGGCAACTAAGAAGAAAGCTACACCCAAGTCTAAAAAGAAAGTAGAGGAGAAAGTGGAAGAGAAAGTGGAAGAAAAAGTAGAGGAGAAAGTGGAAGAGGTAATTGAAACTAAACCGCAGGAAGTAGAGGAAAGGGATAAACTTAGACCAGCAGGAAAAGGAACAAAACTCGCTAGACTTATCTCACTTTTGGTCGATGCAATAGACCAAGGATTAATAGAAGTATCTCTGAGTCTGGAACATGATGGTGTTGTTCATGTGTTAGAATATCGACAAGAAACAATAGAACAGGATTAAGGAAACAAAGGCCACCTTTAAATAAGGTGGCCTTGATTTTAGAATGTTATGAGTAAATTCAGAGAAAAGGAGTATGAATCGTTTAGAGACTTTGTCTTCTTACTATTTCTGGAGGCATTGAAGGATACTTGTAATCCGCCTATATTGCCTCCAACTCCAGATTCAAATACTTATTTATTACCTTTTAAAATGGAGTTAGAGAAAAGGACTTTAGATAAACTCAGAAGGTTAAGCAGTGAGGTTGGAATACCTATTAACATTTTGATAAGGAGTTTGGTCAATGTTGTTACAGAGATTATCTCCCAGAATCATACGCAACTATTTGAATTTGCTACAAGAAATCTGGGAGTCAAACTTTCCGCAAGACGAAGTAAGAAGTCTCATAAGTGAGAAACAAATATATGACCTACTCATAAAGTATCCTAACCTAAAAGATGTTGAAATCTTTACTGCCGTAATAAAAAAGTCGCTAGAATATTACAAAAACAAGTATCCTTATTTCACTCCAACTCCAAAACATATTCTCTCTGATAAAGTAATTCCAGTAGCTCTGAACATTCTGGAAAGAGAAGGAAGTAGTTATGCAGCTCTTCCTAGGGATTTCCTTCCTATTTTTTGTAAAGCGACAGAAGAGGTCAAATTGAGAAGGAAAGATGCATTTAGAATATACTATCTATGTCTTCTAATAAATACCTCTGATAACTTTTCTTATATCCCAGCATCATTGATTGCTATAGAAAAATTGATGCTTTATACTTGCAGGAATAAACCCACTTTTTTATATCCTGACCTCGACAATTTAAAAGAGACTATAAGTAGTGCCCATAAGAAACTTCTACATATAAGAGATAGTAAAAGAGATAATAAAAAACCTTTCTTAAAGGTTCATTTTTCCAGATGTTTTGTCAAGAAACAATTAATAAAAATATTTCCACATAAAAATTTAGGGTTTAGCTTTTGGGAGTGTGCCTACCTTACTGTTTCCAAAGGTTATCAACTAAAAAAGCTAGGAATCATTCTTAGTTCTTCTTTGCTTCAAGAGTTAGAAGAAAAATTAAAGAGTTTTATAATTAGATATAAGCCCTATCTATGGATACTTCCTCACTCCGAACTTTTCACCGAATGTGAGGTTTTGTCTTTATTCTCCAGATTAGGCTTCCATAAAATAAGAATTGTCAATACGGTTCTGAAATAGGAGGGTGTAGTTGTGCAAGAGTCTCCTCTTGATTTTGTTCAAGCTATGGGTTGGGAGTATCGAGAAACGGACTCCCAAATTGTAGTTAAGACGTGTCCTATATGTAAGCTATCTGACTGGAAATTTTATATTAATAAATTTAATGGTTTATGGGATTGTAAACATGCCAATCACCATACTAGCGATAATATCTCAGGCAATTTATTTAAACTTAAGAAACTCTTAGGTTTAGTTAAAAGTGTAAGTGGACCTAAAGGAAAGAAGGTAAAACCTGTCTCAGAGGAAAATTATAAACTTGTAGAAAGAGCACACGCAAATTTATTACAGAAAAAGAACGCATACTTACTCCAGATATTATTAGATGAATGGGGCATTAGTGAAAAAATTGTTAGATTGTTTAAGCTAGGCTATCTGGAGAGAGAAGGAAGGCAGTACTTAGTTATACCCCACTTTGTTGACTTAGAAGGCGGTAGAAATCCCCAGCTCTATGATATAAAATTAAGAGTGTGGTTTGGAGAGGATGAGTCAGAAGGAAAGTATAAGAAGTTAAAAGATGCTCCTAACATGCTCTTTAGAGAGACGGTATTGCATACAGGAAAAGCGAAGGAAATTATTCTATGTGAAGGTGAAAAGGATACTATAATTGCTTTTGCCTGTGGGTTTACGAACGCTGTTGGAGTGACTAATGGAGCTACTTCTATAGATGACCGTTGGGTTGAGCTGCTTTCTAAAGCAGAAAAAATATATCTAGCCTTTGATGGTGACGAAGCTGGGAAAAAGGGAATAGAGAAATGGTTGGAAAGGTTAGGAAGGTATAGGTGCTATATCCTTCCTATCCCAGAGGGATGTGACCTAGCCGACTATTATAAGAAATATGGGAAAGATGCAGTTAGACGATTGAAGACCCAGGCCAAGTCTCCTGAAATCCCGTCTATTTATACGCCGAAGGATATAGTAGATTTAGCCATAGAAGAAACTAACGTTGAATACTATCCTACTTATCTCAAATCATTTAACAAAATTTTAAACTCTGGTTTTAGAGAAGGGCAGCTAATTACTTTAACAGGCCTACCTAAAGTGGGTAAGACTACGTTTAGTTTGTCTTTAGCTTTATATTATGCGTTGAATGGTATTCCTACATTATTTTATTGTATGGAAATGCCTCCGCAGGTTATTTTAAACATGGCTGTTGGCATGTATTATGGGATAGGAAGGTCGGTAGGAAAGGTAGAATTACTCAATTTTGTCATGAAGAATATTCCCTTATACTTAGGCTTCCAGGGGACTTTAACTCCACAACAACTAGAAAACACATTTAGGGATGTACACCATAAATATGGGGTGAAATTTTTTGTTTTTGATAATGTCCAGTATATGGTCAGAAATATACCAAAAAATCAAACAAAAGTAGAGGCCATTGAAAATATTTATAAAACACTAAAAGTTCTAACTATAGACTTAAATGCTATTATTGTAGCTATCGCCCAGCCAAAGAAGATAGATATAAAGAAAGCAGAGAACATGAACTATTTTGATATTGCGTGGACAGGTGCAGGAGCATCTGACTCAGATACAATTGTAATTGTTCATAGGGAAAGGTCTGCAGACTCTGACTCTTCTTTTGTTCCAGATATGTCGGTCAAGGTGGATGCTGGAAGATATACCAAAGGCGGTCGTTGTAATATCTTTTACGTGGAAGATTTAATGGCCTTTACTCAGGATAAATATTTAGAGGAGGCTACAGATGCCTAAAACAGAAGCTTGTTTTAAATGTCAATTCGTGGCTAATAAATATGTTCCTACTAGAGGAAATCCAAAAGGGAAAGTCTGTCTTATAGGTGAGTCTCCTGGAAGACAGGAATCTATTCAGGGGGACAATTTAGTTGGAATGAGTGGAGAATTCATATTTAAGTTACTAGCAAAATTTGGGATTGAAAGGAAAGATACATACAGGTTTAATGTAGTAAAGTGCTTTCCCGATGGAGAAAAACTATTAGAGCCTACGGCCAAGAGATGTTTTAAACTTCATAAACATGAATTAGATAGATTTAAAGGAAATCTATTTATATTATTAGGTCAGTTTGCAGTGAAAAGAATCCTCGGCTTGGAGTTAAAAGAAACGCACGGAAAAGTTATTCAGAAAGACGGAAAATTCTATGCATGTATTTACCATCCAGCCTATTACATCCGTCGTCATGTAGAGTGGAGTTTTGGTTCTCCCGATAAACAATCTGTAAAAAGAGCTTATGGTGAATTCCTAAAGCATGAAGGCAAAACAATTGAAAATTTATTTAGGGAAATTCCAGGGATAAATTTCCAATCTTCTTTTGATTTTTACTTCACTAAAGTTTCCTCAGAAAAAGAAATGATAGAAAAATTAAAAGAATACGAGGGGAAGATTGTTACTTTTGACCTGGAAACAAAATGTGAGGTTGATGCTAAAGGTAGGTCAGCACTAGATTGGTTTTACGGTAAAGAATATTGCAATCATATTTGTACTGTATTTACTTTCTTCCAAAGCCTACCTGAAACTACATACAGTCCTGGAAAATTTACGCTTGAGTATCCAAAAGAAAAAGTAATTATATATACGGGAGAATGGACTGCGGATTTGGCTAGGGCATTGGATAAAACAAAGGCCGTTGCTTTTAACGCCACGTACGATACGGGTGTTATTTATAAGCATACTGGAATTAGAGTGCGAATCTCTGGCGACCCTATGGATGCCTGTTATCTTATTAACCAAGGAAGAAAAAAGTATAATTTGGCTTCTTTGGCCTACGAATATGTTCCTGAACTTTCACACTGGGGAGGCGAAATAAAAGCGAGAGCAAAGAAGGAGAAAAACCTTGATTTCCTTTCTCCAGAAGAGATTTACAAATATTGTGCTGGTGATGGTGTGGTAACTTCTATATTATATTTTTTAGCGCTGCAGGAAGTAAAGAAGAACAAGTTAGACTTTATTTATAGTATTGTGATGGATGCTAAGAATGCGTTGCGGGATATGGAAGCTAATGGTATAACAATCAATGAAGAAATGTGGAAAAAGGTGGAAAAAAAATTAAGTGCTAAAGTTGAAATCCTACTCCGACATATACGAAATACACCAGAGGGAAAATGGTATAAGAAAAAATATGGGTGTGAAATTAATCCTAATTCAAATCCTCAGTTACTAGAAGTGTATAATCAGTTTTTCCCACACTTAAACTTTACTTCCTTGAAAAAAGAAGTCTTAGTGGAATTCATGGAGACGGAGGAAGGAAAAAATCATACTTTATCGAAATTACTCTTGCTTTATAGGAAAATATCCAAGGAATTTAATACATACGTCAAGGGGATTAAACAAAGACGGCAGGGAGATTTGGTTTATGCTTCTTTCAAGACAAATACAACTCGTTCTGGTAGGACCTCGTCTGGTGGAAGTGATGTTGTAGGACTAGGAAAAACAAACCAGATAAACATACAGAATATTCCTAGAGATTCTGCAATGCGAGCTTTATTTAGGGCTAGGCCAGGGTATTATTTATTGTCTGCTGACTATTCCCAGATTGAGGTAAGGGTTGCAGGCGCTTATGCTAAATCTGAGGAGATATTGGAAGCTTGTGTTTCTGGACTTGACTTCCATTCTTATGTTGCATCAAAGGCATTTAAGATTCCATATGATGAACTTATCAAGTTGGATGAGGAAAACAAGAAACATGGAGTGATAACTTACAGACAACGTGCTAAAACAATTACTTTTGGAATTTTATATGGAATGACTGCAGAAGGCCTCGCTAAGAGGTTAAAAATGAAATTACCTGATGGAAGTTGGGATACAGAAACGGCACAAAAATTTATTGACGATTATTTTGAGGGAATGCAATCTATATACAATTGGATACAAGAAGTCCATGCATTTGTAGAAAAAAATCTTTTTATTAGGACGGCTACTGGAAGAATCAGAAGGTTTAATAAGTTGGATGCTAGTGTTTACAGAAAAGCGGTCAATACATGCGTCCAATCTACTGCATCAGACATTTTCTTGATGGCTCTCAATACTATTATGGAGAGGCTAAGGTCGGAAAAGGTAATTGTAAGAAGGGCTGGAAAAAAGATAAGTTGCCCTTTATACATAAATAAGGTAAATTTCTGGGGAGAAGTTCATGATGAAGTCATCTTAGAAGTCAGAAATGACGTCCCTCAAGATTACATAAAAAGTCTAGTCAAGGATTGTATGGAAAATAAAATCAAAGAGAAATATCCGTTTGTAAAGGATTTTATGTGGAAGATTCCACTAGAGGCCGATTGTAAGGCAACAGAAATTTGGCAAAAATAATTGGGGGGTACTCGTATGGGTTACAAATTACCTGGTATAAAAGACCGCATGGACAATCATCCTTTGTATGATAAATATGCCAACGAATATGACTTTCTATTAGATGCTCTTGAAGGTGGGGAAGACTTTGTTACGAAAGATTATTTATTACAACATAGCTTTGAAGACTCTTCTGCCTATCAAACTCGTTTGAAAAGAGCATGGTACTTTGACATAGCTAGAAAGGTTTTGAATTCTTTTGTAGAGCCAATTTTTAAAGAGGGTGTAATTAGAAAAGGCGTAGATGAATATTTGGATTTTATTGACGATGCTACGGGTTATGGAGACCCGTTGGACGACTTTATGTGTGAGGCAGGAATCTTATCTGCTTACTTTGGCTCGGCATATATCTTTGTTGATTACGCATTTACCTCTATAGACGAAGGGGTGGACTTTCCAGAGTATAGTAGTTCTGCGGAAGAAATAATGCCTACAGTTTCCTTATTTTCTCCTACCCAGTTAATCAATTGGGATAAGAGGAGACGGCATGGATTTATGTGGGCAACCTTTAAAACAACAAAAGTTGTTGAGGGAGATGAAGTAGATGTTTATATTATCGTAGATTACGAAAAAATTTATGAAGTTGATGAGAACGGTAACAATATCGTAAAGCCATTTGAGCATGGGTTAGGCTACACACCTGTGTTTCAGCTCAACTTTCCGTCTTCTTTCAGAATCAATAGACGCCAAGGATTAGGTTTGGGATTAGCTTACATAATGAAAGGAATTTTAAACAACATCTCGCTCGCAGAGGAGCTGGGGGAAAGAAATGCATTTTACCAGCTTACACTTCCAGACGATGGAAGTATTGAAGAATGGCAAGCCAAACAATCTGAATTAAGACAGATGCAATACGATGAAGAATATAACCTCTACCTTGAACTAGCTAATGCAGACTCATTTATTGAACAAGGGCTGGACCCTGCATTACGGAGATTAGCAAAGTCCACTGTTCTAACATTTCCTGCAAATACAGGACATCCTCCAAACTACATTTCCCCTCCAGTCAGCGGTATGGGAAATGTGTGGAAGATTGTGAGAGACGCAATATTTTTTGCAATGTATTTGTCTGGGATACAGAGATACGACGGTTCGTTTGATATGGAGTATGTATCTAATAAGCTTGCAAAATTTTGTAAAAGTATGGCCCTAGTTGAAAAAAGAATATTCCAGACGATTGGAAAGTATATAGGTAAAGAAGCAGGGGATGACCTTGAAATATTATACCCAGATACTTTTTCCTTAGACTCACTACAGTCCTGGATTGTATCAACTTTAAATATTTCCAATTTAGTGCAAACAGGTTTATCCCCAGAATACGTCTCCGAATTAATTAGAGAACTAACGTATATCCTTCCTCTTCCTATTTCCCAGATACAAAAAGGTAAATTAGCTAAGATGGTTTCCTTTTCTGCAGTTGACAGCAATAAGAAATAAATATATAATCAACAGAAATCATATATGAAGGAGGTATAAACTATGGGTGATGGAAAAGTTAATAACAACAATCCTACTCCACCTGAAGGTGGAGGTGGTGAAGGGAAGTATATTCCTGAAACTGAGTTTAAGAAGGTTATAGAACAGAGAGACAAGTTAAAGAAAGAGCGCCGTGAGCTTCAAAAACAAATGAACGACCTTCAAGAACAGCTAAATTCTTTACAGTCCCTACAGGAAGAACTGGAAAAGTATAAGTCTTTGGAAGAGGAATTGCAGAAGTATAAGGAGAAGGAAGAGGAAGAGAAAAAGAAGCGGATGGACGAGTTGGAGAAGGAGCGCTACGAAAAGGAGAAATTACTTGGAGAGCTAGATAAGCTGAAAAAGCAGCTAGAGAACTATGTCCCTAAAGATGAGTATGAGAAGGTGAAAAGCGCATTAGAAGAAAGGGAACAAAAAGTAAGAGAACTTAGTGATTATAAGTTGAAAGCTGAGCTGGTAAACCTTGCCACGCAGATGAACGCAGTCAATCCAGAACAAATATATTTAATTACAAAACATTTCTTTAAGGTGAATGAGGATGGAGAATATGTCGTAGAAGAGAAAACAGAGTCTGGCGGTATCGCAGAATTATCTCCAAAGGAATTCTTAGAAAAATTCTTATCTGCTCCAGAGAATTCAAATTTAGTTAAGGGCGAACCACCTCAAAAGAAGACTCCTAGAGAAGACACTGGTGAAGGTGGAGGTGGCGGAGAAGGAGGAAAGAAAGTAGAGTTGAGTCCAGAAGATAAAAGAAGGGCTGCTTCAATGGGACTTACAGATGAGGAATATTATGAATTTGTAATTCAACCAAGAGAAAGAAAGCTAGGGAAGAAGGATGAGGAAGAATAAAGACCCTTTGGAATTATTCTCTGCCTTAATGCAGTCAAACAAACATTTAGATGAATATGAGCTGGGGGAGGGAATCCTCCCCTGCACCCAATTTGTTGCAAGCGAACCTGACATTCCTTTGCTACTCCTCCAGAATATTTTAGGAAGTGAAAATGTAGTTTATATAGATAAAATGGCTCTATGTGTTAGAACAGATAAGACTTTACGAGTATTAAAGTCTCCCGCCATAAAGGAAATTTATTTTTTTGTCCATATCCCAGACAGAAAGTTTGTATCGTATTTCATTGACAAAAGTAATGTAGGAATATTTTTTGAAGATGAAATAGTATCTCCCAATAGAATTATTATTGGGAACTTGACTCTGGATGCAGTGGATTTTGTCACCAAGAATTTGGCTAAAAAATGTTTATGGAAATACAATAAGGCCATAGCAGAAAAATTATATGATGTGAGTCAAGGAAGAATAAGTGTTTTAAAGTTCTTTGCCAAACATCTACAAAGGGCTACGAATAGGAGAGAAGTAATGACGCAACTTAGTAACTATCAAACAGAGCAAAAAGAATTCATTGCAGCTCTGCTGGAGTCGCCAATAAATGAATTCAGCGAATTATTTGAGTCGTATTTGCAAAAGTTTGGCATATTTCCATTGAAAATAGCTCTTTTAGACTATTTTAAAAATGCCTTCTTTAGTGAGCTCAAGGCCAACTATCAAATTAGTGAAAAAGAAGTTTTGGAGACTTCTGAAATACTTGGTGAAATAGGTCGGGCAACAGATACGGGAAGTTTTATAGATGTCGTTTATAAACTTTATTTTAAAATAAGGAGGACTTAGGATGTATGTTGCAAGTCATGGTGTTGGTCCTCGTATTCCTGTAATCAATAGAAGAGCTACTCCTACAGAGGGTAATGATTTTCAGCCCAGGTCAGATGTGCTTGAAATAGTTGAGCATCCAAAATATAGTAATGTTGGATATGTAAGGCTATATGAGCGTCCTGTATCTGCCCTCGGAACAAGTGGAATGATTACTGTAATTAACATGGATACAGGTGAGTTAATAACTGGAACTAACACTTTCCCTCCAGGTGTGGACCAATATTTTGTTGCTCCTTACCAACAATTAGTATTTTTTAATGAAAGTAAAATTGGGACCACTGTAAGGGTAGATTATACAGGCATGGGCTCAATCATAGACGCAATAGATTTTAATTATGTCTATGAACTGGCTGCAGTAAACAAGTTCCTATCTGGAGATATAGAAATAGGTGCAGGAGCTACGCTTACTTTGGAAGAGACTTTAGTAACAGAGGTATATGTCTTAGTTGAAGAGCATGTATATAAATTAGCTACTACCGAAGTTGACATATTTATTCATTATCCAGACGACATGGATAATTATTACTCAACTATTGTCAATAATGACGCAAATAATTCAGTTACTGTAAAATATAGGGCTACACATTTATTCATCCCTGAAAAGTAAAGGAGAATTTCTATGGGCGAACTTTATGGGAAGGAACTAAAATTTATCTTAATGAGCTCTGGGAAGGTGATAGGTGGTTTTGTTACGGAGAAAAACACGTATTATGAAGTTGAAGGTTGTTATATCCAATTGGAATTACACGAGAATACAAACGAAGCATACAAAGAAGTTAAGCATAAAGGAAAAGTAGTTTACCAGCCCTTTTCTCCAGTTGGAGGTTTGATTCAAAGGTTAAACGTTCCTAAAGATAAAATAGATGGATTTTTAGACATGCCTGAAAGTTTTGTCACAAATTTTAGGTTTATTCTGGGGGAAGAAATTAGAGGTCTTAGGAGAAAGCAAGAGTTATTAAATAGGAAGCCATCCCCTATGAGAGCAGCAGTCGAACCTGAAGATTACCTTGCCTTTGTTCGCAAATATACGAAAGAACACGGAAAGTTGCCTATTAAAGAGGAGTCGGAGTTAGTATTAAAGGAAACAGGGATTATCGGAGGTCGTTTTTCTATAAAACCAACCTCTCCTTATAGGCCAACACAAACTAACAATAAATAATTTTTGGCATAGGGAGGGAACAATGAAATCTTTAAATACATACAAAGTATTTAATGGAAATGAAGTTACAAATGCCATTAGGAATTTAACTATATCTGATAAGAAGCTTCCTTTATATAAGTCTTCTTTAATCCAGATAGAGTACCTTTCCGTAGATTCTTTATTTACAACATACCCAGATAAAGAGGACAATAATTCGGAGAAGGAGCAGGCACATAAGCTTTTTTATGCTTTACTTTTAGAAAAAAGTATTGACGTCTCAGATGATTGTAAAGCAGTAAAGTTTGGAAGGAAATTATTACTACCTCCAGTAGTTGAGATTTATAAAAATACGCCTGTTCTTATTGCAGGGTTTTATAACATATACTGGGCTATAGAGGAGTACAACAAAAAGGAGGTTCCATGTATTACCATCAAACATTATTCTTATGTGCCTCCAGAATTTTACTACAAGCCTATTCATCTTCCTCTATCCTTTTTAAGCCTCATACATAGTAAATTTGAGATTGAAAAAAATGGGACGACTAGGGCAATTAACATAAACTTTTGAGGAGGTATGGTATGAAAATGAGTGTCAAGGTAGAAAAGAAATTAATATTAGAACTAACTGAAGAAGAGTACTATTGGCTAAAGGCCTTAATGCAGAATCCTTTTCCAACACAAAATAATCCGACAGGAAATCCTCAGTTGGAAGATGAATTCAATAGGGAAATGCGGAGAAGATTTTGGGATGCTTTACAGGCCCTAGAGGACGAAGTGTGTTCAAAAGGAGTTGGAGATGAGCTTTCTCATTGAGATAAAAGATGATAACGCATTAAAATATTACGAGACTTTTCCATATTCTTTTCTTATTTTGAAAAAGTTAGGTCAGACAATATATGTGTTAAATGGTTGTGTTGCGTATGTAGATATAATATCAGTTCCAGTTTATAATTGTTTTAGTACCTTTCTTACAGATATTATCAAGGCGTTTAATATAAAGAGGCCTCTCGTTGTGGATGACCTATTCTATCTGGTAAGAGACGTAAACGTTGAAAGGGTTAATTTAACTAATAAGTTTTTATATACATTGGAAAGTGTTGAGAGTAAAAATATTCCAACGATTCCGAAAGAAATTCCTGACACGGCTGACTTCCCTTTAAAAGAACACGACCTTATTTGCTTTTGTCCTCCAGTAACTGCATTTCATGAACTGAGACTAAGTCAGGTGAATCTGGACGTCATTAACGCTATAGATGATAAGATTTTCATCCTTCCAGGAGCTACAATAGGAGTAGCTAAGAATTTTATCAACTTTTTTAACTATTTTGTAGAAAACAAGATAGTTTACCACGTTCATATTCCCTCTCCAATTATTGATAATTGCTGGTTTGTCGTCTTACCTTACCATATAGGAAAGAAGTATGAGAGCAACTTTACCTTAACATACCCATTCTATGTAAGTAAGATTCTGGAAAGGAAAGGAAGGGGTGTAAGTGGAATTTATATCGACTTTGATTTAAGTGCAGAAAAGATGTTGTACCAAAATACAGTGGGGCTGACTTAGACCCCACTGTATTTTAAAAGTATGTGGCCCTATCGTCCCATACTTTATTATATTCCTGTGGGTCTGTATTTGGTAATAGTTTTGAGACAATATTCCTGTCAACATCATAGTTAAATTTATATATTAAAAACGCAGGGTCTGATGTTTTAGCGCCTGCAACTGTATGTCCTTCGTAAATTACTTTTCCGTCAGTATCGTAATCATATATTCTAATGATTCCTTCATCATAATTATATGACTCTCTGAGAGACCAAACGTTGTCGCTTTCTAGGTTCTTGTTAGCAACTGATACGTGCAACAATTGTCCTGTAGCTTCATCTATAACATTCTTTTCTATTACCCAAATATTCTTCCATTCTTCATGCCCAGGAGTATTAGTTTTACCTACATAAATAAGCTTTCCGTCGTCATCGTAATCATAAAGCTCACAATATTCCTGAGTATAGTCTAGCGTTTCTTTTTCACTCCAGCGAACTGAAGTCCTCTTTTGGATTTTGATAACGTTGCCTGTATCTGGGTCAGTCACAACTTTAGTTATCTCCCACACAGGGTCTGTAGGGTAAGCTGGAGACTCAGCGACTCCAATGTAAGTCCCATCTGCAGAGGATAAGTAGATATATTTGGAAGAGTAGTCATATGCTTCCCTATTATCCCACGCAACGTTCTCTTCGACGCCAATTGAATACAACTTATTTCCGTAATAAACATGCTTTTCTATGGTCCAAATAGGTTTATCTGTTTGTTTTCCAGCTTCGCTTGTGCCTTTATATACAATATATCCATGCGTATCATATTCTATGAGAACAACGTGCCCAACCTCGTAATTGTAAGACTCTCTGTTGTTCCAGATGTTCTTATGCGTTATACGATTTCCTTCAGCATACCCCAGCTCAATGGTGTTACCGTTAGCATCAGCCGTATTTCTTGCAATTACCCAGCCTAGAGAGTCAGGTGTAGCTCCAGGAATTCCTTTCCCTTTATACTTCAAAAATCCATTTTCGTCATATTCGTATAATTCGCTAAAAACATCAAAGTAATTATAGTATTCCCTATAGCGCCAAACCTTGTTGAATTCAGTATCTCTATTTGCAAACAAACGGGTTACTTTTCTACTGTTTGATTCATAGATATATCTTTGGATAAACCAAACAGGGTCTGACTCCTTACTTCCTGGAGGAGCAGAACCTTCAAAAATAAGGTTTCCGTTGGAATCATACTCCTCCCTTTTTTCAAACATATCTATCATTCCACCACCTCCGAAGGTACTTGTTCCTGAAAATAATTCTATTAATATTTCAGTCTCTGAGACTGCGATACCATACTGAATTTTACCTTTTAATGTATCTGTAGTTAAGTGCAAGTTTTTATCGAGAAAATACTTCTTCCCTGTTTTTAAATTTTCAAAACCATTAATAATGCCGAAGACAATAATTAGTAATGAATCGCCTTCAGCAGCATCATTATAAGCCACTCCAACTATGTCATAATCCTTAGAATATTCAGTTGGCTGATAATAATTTCCATCCGACCCAATATAGACAACATTCCCTTTACTAATATTTTCTCCTGCAGTTCCCATACGATAAACGGGAACTACAGGAGCTACCACTACTTGGTCGCCTGTTTTGGCTATTTGAAACAGGCCCTCTGGTAGGGAGTATGAGTTGGGTGTGTCATTTAAATCCAAAAATGACCAGGGTTGGGTTAGGCCTCTACCAAACTTTTGGAACATATCTTACTACCTTCTTCTCCTTCTTTCTCCAGGAGTTATTCCAAAATATCTTTTCAACAATCTTGCAGCTTTGGCAGCTATATCATTTCTATGATATTGTTTGGCCCTTCTATAAGCTGCAGTTAAAAGATAAACAGAAGGCTTCCCAGTATTTGGATTCACGTACGGATACTTCCGTTGCTTTGGAAGTAAAAAATACCTAGCTGGGAGTTCCCTACGTCTCTTTTGTGTTAGTAGTTTCCCACCCTTTTGAAACATCTTCTTTAGAGACTTTGGGAATTTACTTCTGTTTTTTACCCTCGTTGTCTTTTTTCTAACTTTTCTTCTA